CTATTCGCTGAAAAAAGTATTGAGTTGAGTGCTGACTATACTGACTTTGCTAACTACATACAGTTTAGTTCTGCAAAAGAAAGGATAGAAAACTTTCAATATAAATTAAACCTAGTCACATCTTATCAAACCTCATACTCAGCTTCATTAAACGCTAATAATAATGCAGCCGGAGTAACAGGAAGTTTAGACTACTTTAAGACAAGGATAGATAACATACTTAAGAACTTTGATCATTTTGACAGACATCTATATTATGGAACAGGATCATACTCTTGGCCTAAACAGGCACCGTATAACGAGCCTTATATAGTTGCTACAGGATCTGCAACAGCTTCTGTATCTAACCTAGTAGAGAGTGCAAGCTTATATGATGATACTAATAACTCAAGACTAGTAAATACTGTACCTGAATTTTTAAAAGAAGACAGCGACAATGCTAAATATCTTTTATTTACAGATATGATCGGCCAGCACTTTGATAATTTATGGGTATACACCAAAGCATTGTCGGATAAGTACGATAACGATAATAGACCTAATAGAGGTGTACCAAAAGGATTAGTAGAAGAGGTACTGAGAAACTTTGGTGTAAAACTATACTCTAGTAATAAATCAATAGAAAATCTATTTGCTAACTATACAGGAGAGTTTTATCAAACAGGCTCAGAAAGCTTAAAAGCAACCGGATCGTGGGGACAAGGTACTTACCTTATAAGTGCTTCTAATTCCCCTATATCAGAAGATTTATACAGAAAAGAAATATATAAACGTATTTACCACAACTTACCGTTACTTCTTAAATCTAAGGGTACCGAACGAGGAGTACGAGCACTAATAAATACTTTCGGTATACCTTCGTTAAACACAAGCGGTTCCATGGGAGGCTTGTTGGTAAGGAGCTATGGAGGTAATAGTACCACAGCAAGTGTTAACTTAGGTTTAGATTTTGCTAATACATCATCAATAGGAAAAATAAAATTAGACAATACAGGTAGTACAACTACTGGTAATACTCTATCTCAATATTCTTCTATAGTTCAAAGAGACGGTATATACGATAAGTACAGTGACGATATCCATACAGTAGATATAGGATACTCTCCTATAGACGTTATAAATGATAAAATATTTGATTTTTATACCAAAAGCGGAAGCTTTAATATAGATAACTTTATAGGTGATCCTAATGCTGCTTACTCAAGTAGTTATTATAATTTAGATTCAGCTTCATTTCAAGCAATGAGTCATATTATTACACATCCTACAGGAAGTGATGATTATGGAGACTTTGTAAGAATATTAAAGTTTTTTGATAACGTATTATTTAAAAGCATAAAAGACTTTATACCTGCAAGATCTAACATTAATACGGGTATAATAATTAAACCTCATGTACTTAATAGAAGTAAAATAAAACAGGTACAAGCTACTAGTAATCAACCTAAGACAGGAGTTAGCTCTAACTATGGAGATAATATGCAAATTACTGGTTCGATAGAAATATCACAACTAACTGGTAGTTCTGGAGGTTCTTTTGGAAATATAGATTTAGAGCAGGTAATTCCTTTAACTGCTAGCTATACCGAAAGCGTAATGACACCAGACGGATTAAGGTCTAAAACCTATCACGACCATGAAGAAGCTAGGTACGATGGAGAATTGTCTGGTTCACATATAAAAAACACTGGTGAGTTAAATGATGAAAACATCTTTAAATATGAAAATCCTAACGTAATTCAATACAAAGTTATTGATTTTGACGATATGTTAGTACCGCCTACTCCTACACCTACTCCTACAGCCACCCTAACACCTACTCCTACACCAACAGTGCCAGCAGTAACCCCAACAGCTACTCCTACTGTGACACCATCATCATCTGATCTTGGATTAGAAACTTGTTGGAGAATAGAAAGATGTTCTGATGCTGCTGTATTCTATGCACCAAAAGATAGAGGGTGTATTAACGATGCTGCTGCAATGTTAAGTCATAACTTCCACGCTGGTGATTACGTACAATTCTTTAATTTCTCTGTAGGAGCTGAAGCTTGTCCTGGAGGAGCAACCTACTGTGGAAATATAATTAGCGCAGCTACACAAGCTCCTACAGCATTAATATCAGTAGATGATCAAATGTCCGGAGCTGATCCATGTAACGATGATGCAAGATGTACAGAATAATAATAATATAATATGGCAGGAACAACAACAGACAATTTTATTATTACTAATCCGGGATTAGCCGGAGTTAGGCTTTTATTTGGTACAAGTAGTAACCAGGGTAAAGTACAAGGTATAGTAGCAAGCACAACAGACTGTAATCAAAATAATTATGCTGCTGAATTTCAATCTTTAGAAGTATTTAATATATTCAGCACACCTTTTCCTATAGCAAGCAGACAGGTTCAAACTAGCCACTATTATTTTGAAATACATCCGCCTGTTGCATTCGATACAGGTTCAACTACTACACCAACTGTTTGTATAGACACAACGTTTGTACCTTCTACTGCAGTTGATTTTACTAATAATGTTTATAACGTAACATTTAATAGTGATCAAGAGTTAAGATCTTCTCAATTTCAATTTGTAGTCGATAGTAATAATTCTGGTTCAAGCACTAGACCAGCTAATATACAGGCTATATTAGCAAATACCGCAGTAACAGCATCAGTACAGGATTCAAACTATTCTTCACTAGCAGTTATAAGAGGAAGGTATGAAGGAGCAGAAACTGGTGTATCTGATTACGGTATACTACCTGCAATAGCTGCTGAATTAAAAAGAGGAGCTATATATGATTCTAGTATTTCTTCAAGCTACATTTGTACTCAAACCTCCTCTACTGACATAAGGCCTATTAAAGACTTTTTCTTAGTTCCTACACAAGATTCAGCAACTAAAGTAGACTCAGGATCTACTAGTTATAGTAATCCTAACTATAGATACATAACTCTTGTTAAAGGTAATAGTATAACTCAAACTGCTAGAACAACAGGTACTGAGTTATACCTTAGTTTTAATACCGCATCAGCAGGAGTAGCTATAGGAGATTATCTTCAATTATTCGGAACTACCGCTGGCGGCGGTCCGACATATTATAATAGAGGAATAGAGTTTGTAAAAGTAGCAAGCTTAAAACAGCATAACTCTTCAGTAGTTTCTGCTTCTGTAGAAAGAAATGCAATAAAGGATCAATTTGATAGTGTAGTTGATTATGGTGATAATACAGGTTTCCATGTAAGACATGTAAAAGGAGACCAAATTTATCAAGCTGAAGGAAATAAACTATTCAAAGTAGCAGATAAAAAATTATATAACTACGATACAGAAGAAGTCTTTTTTGTAGGTGAAGAAGGGTATATTTTATATCCTTTCGGTAGTTGTAACTAATAAAAGTTTAAATTAATATATTTATATAAAAGAATAAAACAAAAATGGGATACTTAAATAATGGCGTTGTAACCGTTGACGCAATATTAACGAAGAAAGGAAGAGAACTACTAGCAAGAGGCGATGGTTCTTTTAAGATTACTCAATTTGCTTTATCCGATGATGAAATAGATTATACATTATATAATCCTTCTCACCCATCAGGATCTCAGTATTATGGGCAAGCTATTGAAAATATGCCTCTATTAGAAGCTTTTCCTGATGAAACTAAATCATTAAAATATAAACTAGCAACTCTGCCTAGAGGTACTTCAAAACTACCATTACTAGAAGCTGGGTATGCTAGTATAGTACTTAAACAAGGAGCTTCATTAGCAATAACTCCTCAAACATTAAACTATCTAGGAGCTACTTCTACTTTTGAAAGTGGAGGATATACTGCTACTATAGCTGATGTAAGGGTACTTTCAAGCTTTACAGGTGTTGGAATAAACACAGAAGAAGCTGAGACATTAAATTCAACACAAACGATTGGAACTAATGTATCTAAGACTGTAATAGGAACTTCTATTAATTTAAGAGCTACTACAGTGAATACTTTATTTGGAACCAGAACTAAACTTCAGACTACTATTCAAATTATAGGTAGAGATTCAGGAGCAAGAGTTACTATTCCTATTACTATTAACAAGGTAAATAACTAATAAGATGTCGTATAAAAGATTTGATAACGAAGACGTAGTAGTAAGTGCAGAATCTGTAACGGCTCCTTGCTGGAGTAATAACGTAGTTAATTTACAGGTATTCGAACTTAACTCTACACAGACTGCCGCTACTAGTGGTAAGTACTATTATAACGTATATAACACAGGATCAGAAGTTGCTAACACAGCAATACAGTTTTCAATAGCTCATGGAAATAAATTAGGATTAGGAGCACCTTTATATGATACATCAGTTACTGGTAAATCATATAGCTCTACAGTTTATGGTCAGTTTAGGACTTTAATCTTCGGAGATGAAGATACTAACTTTACATTTACTTCTGGTAATACAACTCGTACTCCTGAAAACGTTTTATTTATCTCAGTTGAAAGAGCAAGATATAAAGAGAAAATATTTCCAGGTTCCTTATACCTAAAAATAACAGGCTCAACAGGAGCACCTTTACATCTAGTAGATAACAGCTTAACATCATCAACAGATACGTTTGTTGATTCCGGAAGAGTATATTCTATATATTCTGGATCTGGACCTGGAGGTGTTACAGACTCAACTGTAGAGTATGGAAAATTATTTCCTGATGTAGGTATAATAGCACTAGACGGAGACATACTTTCTTCTAGTGACGTTGTAGCAATAAACGGTACCGCATCTAACTGGTCTACAACAGTAGCTAACAATCAGTTTTTCAAAGCAATCGATACAGGAAGTAGTTTTAAATTACGCTCAGAAGAGACAGTATCTTCTAATTACGTATTTATTAGAGCTAGAAATGCTGAGTTTAACTATTCAAATAATCCATCAAACATAACAGGATCGGGAGAGTTGAGACATAGTGTAATGATTGATAATCCTCAATCTTATCTTACAGCTGTCGGTCTATATAATGATAATAACGACCTGCTAGCAGTAGCTAAACTATCTACTCCTTTGATAAAAGATTTTACAAAAGAAGCATTGTTAAGGGTCAAACTTGATTATTAATGAATGAGCGCTTGGAAAAAATTAAATCAACAGGATGCCTTTGTTACAACTTATGTAGCTAAAAAATCTCACTTTGTTAGTGCGAGTAACTATACATACTTCTATACCGATAAGAACCCTGTTAAGTATTATGCAGCTGAAAGGTTAGAAGGCAATATATACTACCCTACCGGTAGTGATCTATTCTCTGGATCTTACAAACCCTTAGTTCATAGAAGTCTTGAACAGCTATACTATAAAAGCTATCAAAGCAGCTCTGGTACTATTACAGGTTCATTTGCTGCTGACTCAGGATCTTATAACAATTATGACCATTATCTAGAATCATCTTTTTCTGATTCAGGATCTAGATTTTTATCAGGATCTCTAGCGATGGTATATTGTATACCCCAAAAATCTTTTGGTACCCACATAGAGCCTTTATCTTTTAGATTTGATCCTTCACAGGGTGATTTTAATGCACAGAGTTTTTACATCAGGGTTCAAGATGATTATATTAGTGCAAGTTACTTTGAAAGAAACGCTTACGGGTACTACGGAGGATTAGAACCTATAATAGATGATGGAGAAGGTAACTTAATGATATCTGGTTCATCTAAAAATAGAGTAGGTAATATAATATATTCACATGGTCAAGTCATACTAACCGACCAAGATGTAGCTCAATATATGATAGCAAGCCAGTCGGCAAATATATCTTGGAAATCAAATCAACCTATTTATACATATAACTACGACTGTAAGGTTTCCGATGACGAATTTAATCATACTCAGAATCCAACAGCTCTTACCGGTTCAGATAACCGAATGAGAGATAATGTAACGGGATCAGCATTTGTTCCTTATATTACAAGTGTAGGATTATATAATGATGCACAAGAATTAATAGCAGTAGGAAAGCTTGGTCAGCCTCTACCTAAACCTGCTAACACTGAATTGACCGTAAAGATAAAATTAGATATATAAAATGGCAAGTTTAACTTTAAGAAACGTAAAAGGTGGAGCTCTAACTCATGTTGAGGCAGATCAAAACTTTGGTACTTTATTTGTATCGGCTTCTATTACAGGAAGCGGCGGTAACCTATTATTATTTTCTAGAGGTTCTGGTAGTACTGCTTTTGCAACAGGAAGTGGAGCTATTACTGCATCTATGAATTTAAACCTACAACATATAACAAACGTAGGTGCTACAACAACTAAAGACATTACAGCTAATAACTTTATAACAACATCAGATAAAAGATTAAAGTCTGAAATAGAGCCAATAGCAAATGGACTAGAAATAATAAAACAATTTTCTTCTTATACCTATAATAAAGAAGGTAAAGCAGATGCAGGTTTCATTGCTCAAGAAGTACAAGAGTCTATTCCTTACTCAGTTCATGAAAATGATCTAGGAATGCTTACTATGAATGATAGACCTATATTAGCTCATCTTCATAAAGCCATACTAGAATTAGAAGAAAGAGTAAAAGCATTAGAGGAAAAAGAATAACATGATATGGCCGTTCGTACTGATGGAGCTTTCAACATGTTTTCAGCCAGCGCTGAAGACACTCATTCTATAGAGTTTAATCTATCGAAATCGTTAGCTACCATAATGAACTCCGTTACTGGAAGTTCCTTTAACGAATTTATATCAGCCTCTCTGTACCCTCACTACGATCCTTCATATGCTGGCAACGTTCAAGACCCTGTTATAAGTTATGTATCAGCATCTTTACAGTGGCGTAACTATCCTTTAACCCCTACTCAAACTAGTACCCCTACATCAACACCAACTCCTACTGTTACTGCTACAAACTCTCCAACCCCTACTCCTACTCAAACTCCTACGCTAACTATTACTCCAACTGAAACTCCACCTGCATCTCCTACTCCTACTAGTACTCCAACGATATCAATTACTCCTACTATATCTGATACTCCTACTCAAACTCCTACCCCTACTAATACTCCTACAATGACTATCACAAATACTCCTACTCAAACTCCAACTGTTACACCAACAATATCAGATACAGTAACCCCAACTCCAACACCAACTGTGTCAGGAGGACAGCAAAGGTGGGAAGTAAATTTATGTTTTGGAGGGAGTCCAGGAGGAACTATACACTATTTATCTAAGACACAGTATTGTAATGGAGGCAGTCCTGATGAATCAATACCAGGAGGTAGTTTTAGTGCAGGAGATTACGTGCAGTTTAGATTAAATATTGCTGGTTGTACAGGCACAACATATTGCGGCCAGATATCAACAGTAGGTAATGGAAGTATAACTGGATTAATAAGCACATTAACTAAGCCATCAGATTGTACTGCGGCACAATGTACCGAATAAAGAAAAAATATGAGTTTTACAGTACCTACAGGAAGTAATTTTAATATGTTTACAGCTAGTTTAGCTGATACTCATTCTGTACAATATAATGTATCTAGATCTCTTGAAGGATTAATAACAGCATTTTCTGCTTCCTCTTTTAATGACTTTATATCAGCTTCACTAACTGATGATTTTTATGATGGAACTCTATCTGGCTCTCTTTCTGCATCTTTAGTAATATCTTCTTCAAATCAATTTAAAGGCTTTCCTGTAACCGCTACCCCCACCCAAACAGTAACGGTAACACCTTCCCTAACTGCAGGGGCTTCAGCTACTCCTACTCAAACCCCTACTAGTACAGCAACAATAACTCCTACCGCTACTCCTACTTCAACTGCAGCAGCAACAGCTACCCCTACTAATACTCCTACAAGTACTGTAACCCCTACAAAAACTGCAACTGTTACTCCTACTATATCTTTAACTCCAACAAATACCCCAACAGTAACTCCTACAAGCACTGTAACACCTACTCCTACTGATCCTTTAGATAGCGTTAATGTAAGAATATCTGTAAGCGCTTCTTCTGCATGTAATTCAGGAGAAGGAACATCAGCTGTAATAACTATATTTGATCAGCCTACTTTGCAAAATGGAGATATACTTTACTCTTCTTCTAATGCTTCTTCATTTATTACTTTTAATCATTTACAAACCAAACTATCTACCGGAGCAAATACTATATTTATGACCTCAGGTAGTACGGTATTTACTTTAAACCCTACAGGTTCTAATTCTTATATTTTATCTACCGGAACGTGTCCTACTCCAACTCCTACTGTAACACCGACTAGAACTATTACTCCTACAAATACAGTTACACCGACTAATACACCAACTAAAACTGTAACAGCATCACCTACAGCAACAGCAACATCTACAGCTACCCCGACAGTCACTCCGTCACCATCAAATCCTTTAGATGCTTCTAACTATAGATTAGCAACTAGCGCCTCAGCAGCTTGTCACACTGGAGAAGGCCCATCTGTTGTTATAGCTATATATGATGCCGATCAACCATTAGAAACTGGTGAACTATTATACGAAAATTCTGGAGGTACTGACTTTTGGACTTTTTCAGAATTACAAACCCTTGTTACATCATCGGCTAATACTTTATTTGTTCAATCAGGGAGTATAGTTTATACTGTAAATGCAACAGGATCTAATAGTTTTGTATCAGGATCAGGTGCATGCCCTACACCAACTCCTACTCCAACAGCTAGTCCTACAGCAACAGCTACTCTAACACCAACTGCTACCGCTACAGTAACCCCGACAAACACTCCTACTAATACTGTAACATCAACAGTAACTCCGACAAACACTCCTACCAATACTGTTACCGCTACAGTAACACCCACTATATCTTTAACAACAACAATTACGCCAACTGGTACACCAACCAACACTCCTACTAATACTGTAACTCCTTCTGAGACTCCTACTAATACCGTAACACCAACTGTTACACCTACAATATCTGATACTCCTACTGCTACGCCTACCGTTACACCAACCAAAACAGCTACATCGACTGTAACACCAACTAATACCCCTACTAATACAGTTACACCTTCTGAGACTCCAACCCTTACTCCTACCAAATCTGATACAGCAACTCCTACCCCTACTGCAACAGCTACAGTAACTCCAACGATATCTGATACTCCTACATCTACTCCTACACCAACAGTCACACCAACGATATCTGACACACCAACTGAGACACCAACCAACACTCCTACAAGTACAGTAACACCTACTGAGACACCTACTAATACAGCAACTAGTACTGTTACACCAACCGAGACTCCAACTAATACCGCAACCCCTACCGTTACGCCAACTGAGACTCCAACTAATACTCCTACAAGTACTGTAACACCGACAATATCGGATACCCCAACATTAACACCGACTAATACTCCAACGATATCGGATACTCCGACTAATACTCCGACTGAAACTCCTACTAGTACTGTAACTCCTAGTATAACTCCTTCTAATACTCCAACGATATCTGATACACCGACTAATACTCCTACAAGTACCGTAACCCCAACTAGGACTCCAACTAACACGCCAACCAATACTGTTACACCAACTAACACGCCAACTGAGACTCCAACTGTTACACCAACGATATCGGATACTCCTACACCAACAGTAACTCCTACCAATACAACTGCAACTCCTACACCAACTCCTACTAGTACAACCGCTACACCAACTCCTACGGTAACGCCTACTAATACAACTGCAACTCCAACTCCTACACCAACAGTAACTCCTACCAATACAACTGCAACTCCTACACCAACTCCTACAAAGACTGTAACACCATCGGTACATGCAACTACCATGACCTTGTTTACATCTAACGCTAGTTGGACTGGATTAAACGCTGGAGATGATAACATCACACCTGCTTGTGAAGCTGCTAAGGATGGTGAGTATGAGTATACTGTTAATTTAATTAAAGGAGCTAGTAATGGAACCGATAACTATCCTGAAGTAAATGATTTAGTTAAGAAAGGTACTACAACAGCAACAGGAGGAGGTTACTTCGGATACGTAGATACCTCTGGTAGATTCGGAGCTGGACCTCAAAATGCTTATATTACTATTACCGGAACAGGTCATATTGATACTGTAGCTGGATGTGATGTAACTCCTACACCAACTAATACTGTTACACCAACCGTTACTCCTACTTATACTCCAACGCTTACTTATACTCCAACAGTAACTCCTACTAATACTACTGCTACCCCAACTCCAACTAATACACCAACTAATACACCAACAGTTACTCCTACTAACTCTTTTGGAGGAGGTCCAGGTAAAGGAAATCCTAACTGGAAAATAGAGGATTGTACCTCAGGCACTATTTACTATGTAAGTAAGACTCAAGGATGTATTAGCAATAGCACAGCAATGCTATCAACTTCATTTAGCGTTGGAAACATAGTACAATATAAAGTAGGTGCTTGTACTGCCGGCTCAACTGCTTGTGCTGAAATATTAGAAGAATCTGCTGCAACAGTAACTGGATTTATTACTTTAGATGCAACAGTAGCAAATTGTAGTGAAGCAGAATGTTCTGAATAAGTTGTATAATTAAATAATTTTAATTAAATTATATATTATGGTTACATTACCAACATGGACCTACAAAGGTCAATTCATTAATAACATAGATGATATGCCCGAAGGCAGCTATGGCTTTATTTATAGAGTTATTCATAGACCTTCAGGTAAGAAGTACATAGGAAAAAAAGTTTTATATTTTGAAAGAAATAAAAGATTAGGAAAAAGAGCATTAAAAGCTTTGAGAGAAGAAAGAGCTAAAAAAGGTATCAAAGGTAGAGTACCGCTTAAGCAAAAAGTAATAAAAGAATCAGATTGGAAAGACTATCATGGTTCTCATTTAGAAATTAAAAAGCTATTAGATAAAGATGGACCTATGGCTTTTCAAAGAAATATACTACTATTTGTCAAAAGTAAGAAAGAACTAACTTATTATGAGTGTAAAGAGCTATTTATTAATGAAGTACTAGAAAGAGATACAGAGTATATAAATGATAATATACTAGGTAAATTCTATAGAAAAGATTTTTTAAATGAAACTAAGTGAGATAATTTTACACGAAGACGGCCACGGAGATAATATAGGGAGTAAGATAAATATAGCAAGAGCAAAATCACATTTTAAACAAGGTGAAAAAATAGCTGCTATTAATAAAAAAACTGGAAAAGTAATTAAGATTACAGGTGCAAATCAATTTGGTTCACTTAGTACAAAAGAATATGATTTTGCATATTTAAAAGATGTCAAAGAAGACAGACCTGAAATAAAGTAATTATGCTTAAAATAAAACACATCTTGGGGTACCCATCACTACAGTACCATATTCATAAAGGACTCTCTTTACATGAGCATGTCTACCGTTATTCTAGCGAAGCGTTTATTAACCTATTCAAAGAAGCAAGAGAAGCTCATAGCGACGGGAAAATACAGCTTAACGAAGAAGATAGGTACTTAATAGAGAATACTGATATAGGAGAATACGGCGACTATAATGGACTTAGAGTACCATTAGACTTACCAATGGTATCTTCTAATTACAATCCTCTGTTCGAAATAGGTAACGTTATCGATGAAATGATCGAAAATGAAGACCTAATCGACGAAGCAGCTTCTATAGACGAAATGATAGACTTTGATATGATCAAAGAACTAGTAGAGTCGATAGGGGGTAACATAAACATGGACAAATTAAGAAAAGCAGTTTCAATACAAAACGAAAGTTTCGACTATAACGGTTTTGAAATGCTTAAAGCGTCAGTTGATTACATACCCGAAGCTGAATACAGAGGAAAAAAGGTACAGCTTAACAAACCTAAAAGAGGCGGTAGTAAAAAGTTCTACGTCTACGTTAAGTCAAAGAAAGGTAATGTTAAAAAAGTATCATTCGGTGATACTGGCCTTTCAGTTAAGTTTAAAAAGAAAGGTGCAAGAGCATCATTTGCAGCACGTCATAAATGTTCTACTAAGAAAGACAGGACTACACCAGGTTACTGGAGTTGCAATATTGGAAAATACTGGAAGAGTTTAGGTGGATCATCAAACTTCTCCGGTTACTGGTAGACAAAAAACAGTAAAAGGTTTTATATGGAAAAAGTTGTAAGCAGACCTTATTCTGAAAAAAAAGAAGACGGTTATATAATAAGAGAGTTTTCTAACAGTACTTCTTCATTTGAACTTGTATGGCATAGAGATAAGGAAGATAGATATGTTGAATCTTTACATGATACTGATTGGGAATTTCAACTAGATAATGAACTTCCACAAAAAATAACAAAAAACAAACTATTTATACCAAAAGAGACTTATCATCGTCTTATAAAAGGAACTGGTAATCTTAAAGTAAAAATTTATAAAGTATGAAGTGCGACTGTAAAGAATGTAATTGCGGAACATCATGCGGGTGTACCTGCTGTAATTGTTAATTA